ATGCTCATGTCCCCGCTCTCCATCCGAACTGCCGCCCCGTGAGTTCTGCAATCGTCATGGAGACAGTGCGCGTGTCCATCACAACTGATGTTGGATTCTGTTCGGCGATATGTCTGCCGTATTCCGTGATATTCCCGCCGCTCTTTTCAATTGCTGTCAGAGCGCACAGCCCCTCTGCCGTGCGGTAGGCGGGATTACCGAGAAGAGAAATCCCCGTCACACGAGAGTCCGCACTATACTGCGCGGACAAGGCGGCAACATCCACCGTTTGCAGAATCTCCTGATTCGCAGCCGTCGCCTGATAGCTTCCATCGCCGCAGTCGGTCATATTCGTCTGCGTCGCTTGGGCGGGCAGCATGATAACCTGTTCCCGTGGGCTGATCTCCTCATCCGAGAGGATGAGATTCGAGATAAGGACGTCCTCTGTTCTGCTGTAAACTGTTATGGTCTTTTCACTGGAACTGTAGGCGTACCAAAAAGAGCAGTCCTGCTTGTTGCAAACCTCGCGTTCGTTCAGGAGTGCCCGAAAGATACCGTCATTGTTCTGCCCCGGTTTGACGTGGAACCACAAAGTATTGACTGCATTTGCGCGAATGCTGTCGGAAGTGGCAATGGTATCGTTATTGTTATTCCCCTTCATGCGCCACCTGCTCCAGGACGTTTCCGCGCTAACGATGATGTAGCCTCCGATTGCAAGGGTAAGTTTGGCACGGTCTGCATTCTCCGGTGCTTTGAAGTACAGATCCAATTTCCCGTAAAGCTCTGCAGGGAATTCTGAAATCGTCAACCCTTTGTCACCAGTCGGCTGCCAGAAGGATACGCCCGTCTTACTGTACTGCTCGCCCGTCACCGTCGTGCCTCCACGAACCGAGAGCAGCTCCGCATAGCCCGGATTGATGTATTTGAATGCCATACGAACCTCCTCAATTCGAGACTAGGAGTCCCTCTGCCTGAATGTCCACACTCGTATCCTGTTGCGGCGGCTCATCTGCACTGCTGAGTGCCTTGACCCAGAAAATCGTATTCTTATCAGCAACATTGGATAATGAGATACTGTCTTTCCACTCGGCGGACTCCAACGCTGTATCGACGGTGTATCCGTTATTGATTGCCGCTTTCCACTTATCCGCATGATCACCGACAAACTTGATCGTCAAGACTCCGTCGATATGGAAGCCGCTCTCGCACCGCACGGCACATTTGACGGCTTTCTGCTCACCCTTACCCGCATCGAGCATAACGGAGATCGGAGAGAGTTCCGTACCGGAGCTGACCTCTGTTCCGTCCTTGCCGCCCTCGGTTGGATTGTTCATATAGATATGCAAGAGTTCTGCCATTGTCATACCCTCCAAAATTCCAGAGACAGTTTGTATACCTTCGGAAAATGTGCCATATACTCGTAGGACTTTACCACGACGCGCATGGAGGGCAGGATGTTCCCGCCCTCATCGGTCACGGACACCATCGCGCGGCTGTCCCAGTAGCCCTTGATCTTCTCCCATGCGGCAGAAGTGACCGTGACCGAACAGGAAATACGATCGCCCTCTGTCACATGACCGAAATCCTGAACCACCACGCCGCCAACAATTTCTAAAAGCTGTTGACGGTCGTCTGGAATGGCCTGCCAGTTTTCAACGGATAATGTCCGTACCTCACCAATGTGAATATGAATTGGAATCACCTCCAAGGGCATTTTCAACGGCAGGACGGATGCGGTCGGCAACATGATCGGCGAGCATCCGCATTCCCTCATTGTCCTCCGTAACGGCGTTCTCGATTTGCACCTGTATGTGGATCTGTCGATTGTCCGTCATGGATGGCGCGGACTGATTCCCTTGTTGTGGAACACTCGCACCCTGCCCCGCAGTTTGAATGCTCTGCGCTTGTGTCCCCAATCCTGCCATCATCTGTGCATACGAGAACTCCTGCCCGTTGACGCGAATGCGGGAACTGTCCTCACGCTTCTCGGGAGCGAAATTCGGCAGGAGATTCTCCATCGCCCATTTACGCCCGGACTGGAACTGCTGCAAAAGTTCCGGTGTCAGCCCCAGATCCTCTGCGGTCAGCTTGTTCTTTTTCCGAAGATACTCCATCAGCCCGACTTGCCCGGATTTCTTGAATACCTGCAGTTCCTCCTTCTGGGAGCGGAGGACTTCCAGAGCGGCGTTGCGTTTGGCATCGAGCTTCTGCTTCTCCGCCCAGCGTGTCGCTTCGACCTCGTCCAGTCCCTTCTGTACCCACGCATCCTTCTCGCGTTCAATCTCAGCAAGGCGGTTCTCAAGTTCCGTTTTCCAAATGGAGCGGATACTCCCCGCTACATCCTTCTCCCACTGCTCCATGACACGCGCTTTGCTCTCACTGAGCCACGCCTGCGTCTGCACCTCGTCCAAGCCCTTCTGCCGGAAGGCATCGGCTTCGCGGGCGATGGAGTCCAGCTTGTTCTGCAGGTCGGTCTTATAGAGCGCATTCGCCTTGTCCACAACGTCCCGCTGAAAGTCGGCGTAGATTTTCGCTTCCTTCGCCAGACGGTATTCGTCGATGAGATGCGGGTCTGCACCCTTCTGGAAGAAATCGAAGGCCTCACGATCCAGTGCATGAAGGCTGTTCTGGATGTCTGTGTGCGTCAGTGTATATAAGCTGTCCGTCAGTTGTGTGGTCGCCTTTGCAGACTCACTGACCGTCTTTGCGGCATCTTTCTCTGCCGCCGCACGGATTGCCGCAGCTTTGGCATTCTGCTCCTGCGCCTTGGCATTCTTCTCCGCCTCGGCACGCGCCTTCTCCTCTGCCGCCGCTTTCTCTTTGGCAAGTTTCTGCTGTTCTTGGTACTGCTTGTATTCATCACCATAGAGTGCGTCTAGAACGGTGCCGCCGAGGAACGGAACAGCAATCAGCGGAGATGCCACAGGATGATTCTTCATGAGCCACGCATTCGCTTCTGCGTGTTCATTGACCTTGTGAATCTGTTCTCCGACAAAGCCCGCAAGCTCCGCAACGGTCTTGAGTGCTTCGCCCCATCCTAGAACGGCGTCCTTGATCTCATCCTTGTTGTCCCGAATCATTTCAACCAGAGATTCAAACCCATCATTGATCTCCGGCATGAGTTCCTCGGCGACAGGAAGGAGAGCTGCACCAAGCGCGAGTTTCAGCTGCCCCGCTTCCATCTCCATCGCACGCCACTTGAGATAGGTCTCATGCGCCTGCTCCGGGTCAAGCAGTCCCGTGGTCTTGACGCGAGATGAAATCGTCATCAGATCGTCATACTGTTCAAGAATAGGGATGAGTGCCGCCCCGCGTGCTCCGAGGACTTCTGCGGTATATGCTTCCTCCATGCCTGCTTCGCTTGCGGTCTTGTATCCCTTGGCAAGCTGTGCCAGCTGCTCGTTCAGCGGCAGGAGATTCCCTTGCTGGTCTTTGAGCGCAATGCCAAAGCGCGAAAGTGCGCGGACGGTATCGTTGCCGCTCTCTCCCGCAACGGACACCTGCTTGTCGAGACGTGCAATGAGCGGAATGACGCTCTTGATGTCCGTATCCGCAAGCTGAAACATACGCCCCAGTTCAGCGGCTTCCCCCGCAGAGACGTGAAGTCGTTGCGTCAGCTTATAGACGTTCTCACCCGCAAGCATCGCGTCCTTGGTGATGTTGAACAGCCCTGCGCCGGTTGCCGCGACTGCCATAACGGCAGCCATCTTCGCGGAGAGGATATTGAATCCGCTCGTGAGATTCTTGACACCTGCCTGTGCTGCCGTCATCCCTGCGGAGATGCGCCCGCCAAGTGTGCCGGAGAGAACCGCACTTTCTTTTAGGCGGTTATTCAGTTTTCGCACCTCGGCTTCGGTCTGCGCGACGGTTCGTTGCTGACGCAGGAGATTGCTCTCTGCTCTACGGTAAGATGCGCTGTCCACGCCATCGTTTTTCTTTGCGGATTGGAGGACAGCGGCAAGAATCTGTTCTTTCTGCCGCTGAATATCCAACTCGCGGTTGATCGCCTGATGGCGTACCCTGATCTTGTCGAGTTCCGTCCCCACACCGTCGAGTTTCGCGAGGTCAGCATCCAGTTTCAGATGGATATTATTCGCCTTACTGTTGAGTCGCGCAATGGAATCCGAGACGGTCTTCCCCGCTGTGTCAAAGTCCAGCTGCAGCTGTGCGATGTTGAGACCGATGTCGAGATAGAGTTCATCAATCTTTTGTCCGCGCTTTGCCACCCTATCCCCTCCCTACATCACGTCGTCAATATATCGCTCGGATTGCTGCTGTTCGCACAGTGCCGTCACGACAAGCTGATCAAGCAAAAACGTAATCTCATGTGAATCAACCTCGCGCATCGTCCATCCATATGCGGACTGCAGCCGCTCGTAATAGCGCAGTAAATTCTGGTACGGAGAAAGAACTACGCCTCTTTCTCCGTCTCCCCGTTTGGGAGGTTCACCAGTTTGGAAAACGTCAATGACTGAACCCATCGAAAGAGTGCGCGTGTCAGTGGAACAATGTCCGCAACGTCTACATTCTCCTCCACGGATTCCTTCGTCACTTCCTCGCGTCCGAAGCCGAGAATGATCAGTCGGACATGCTCGTTCAGAAAATCTTCAAGGCTCAGACCTTCCTTGTCGGCATCAAAAAAGGCAAGAAACTCACGCCAGACCTTCATCTTCGGAGGGTTCGGCGTAATCTCCCTGCCCTCAATATGCAGTTTCGGTGTATCCATCATGTCCTCCCTCAGACCTGCTCGTACCACTTCGAGCCTGTCTCTGCGGCAAAGCCCGCTGCCTCCTCGTCAGCCTTGGCGTAGGACAGCCCGTCCGAGAGGCGGTAGATCGCCTTTGCCGTGAGCGTCGGCGTATCGAACTGAATGCTCTCCTGCTTCGAGTTGCCGCTCTCAGAGGGTTCCGTGAATTGGACTTTGTAGAATTTGGTGAAACGCTTCTTCCCGTTGCGCTTATCCGACTGAAAGAGGACGGCGAAGTATGGCGCGACATCGTCCTTGCCCGCCTTCATTACGCCATTCTCGATACTGTGCCCCAAAAGATAGGCCGTGTATTCCAAAGGAAGCGCGGCGGTATCGAAGGTAAGGTCATAGGATGCAGTATTCGATGCCGTATCCACGGACTGACCGTCGGCAAAAAGCTCCGCCTGATTCGTCTGCGGCTTGATGTCCACCTTGCGGAGCAGTTTTCCGAGCGGAATCGGAGCTTCGTAGGTCGCCGCCCCTCCTGCTACATCGGTGAGCATCTTCGCGATATGAAGTTTCTGGATGTTGATGAACTGCCCGCTTGTCAGATTCGCGGCAGGCTTTCCTGTTGGTGTTGGACTTGGCATTTTATTCTCCCTCCATTGCTGTTCTGTAATCTGTGATTTCAACAAATATATCTTTCTCAACAATCTCCTGCGTCTGCGCCCGCACAAAACCGAGCGGCAGAAGCGCATTCTGCACGGCACGATGAATCTCTCCGAATCTCCCATCCTTCGTCAGAATATGGATACGCACCGTCACACGGCGTTCCAACTCCGTGCCGTCTGCCGAGAGCGCAGGAACGTCGGAAATGACAGAGTAGACGAGAATGGGGTATGTCCCCGCATTGGGACTGCGCCCGTGGTAGATGCCCTTCTTTCCGTGAGCGAGAAGCTGCGAGAGTGCCTTGGAGCGCACAAGTGCCTGATACACCATCCGTGCCGTACTCATTTCCCTCTCCTCCGAATGGCAGACCTTACGGCATCGACGATGGCAGAACG